CAACGAGGTTCGGGCGAAAGAGGAGATGGAGCCGGCTGACGGTTTGGACACTTTCTTGCAGCCGGTGAATATGGCGCCGTCTGGGTTCGACCCCGCGAAGACCGCCGCACTGTCCGCGGCCGGGGCGCCGGGCGAGAAGCCCCCCACCAGTGAGCCGGGGTTCGGCGGCCGACCCCAAACCCCACCAAGCCGCAACGGGCAATCCGTAGGAGTCACGAAATGAGCATCGCTGTCCATCCGAACCGCGCGAAAATCCTCGACGTCCGCGAAACCCGCGCTTGCCCCACCCCGTTCGAGTACCGCGAAAACCGCAGCGGCAAGATCGTCATTGAGGGCTACGCCGCCACCTGGGAGCCTTACGACATCCTGGGTGGTCCTGACCGCGGAGGATGGACAGAGCGGATCGACCAGCGCGCTTTCGATGTCACGCTGGCCACCAAACCGGACCTGATGCTGTTGGTCAATCATGAAGGCTGGCCGTTGGCGCGGACGACGACTGAGAATCTACAGGTCACCCGCGACATGAAAGGGCTGAAGATCCGCGCCCAGCTCGATCCCGATGACTGGGACGTGCAGCGGCTGATCCCGAAGCTGCGGCCGCAGGCCAATGGGCGGGCCATCATGGACCAGATGTCGTTCGGGTTTAGAGTCAAAGATCAAGTCTGGGATGCCTCCTACACGCAGCGGATGATCACCGAAATCACGCTGCAGCATGGCGACGTTTCGATCGTGAACTATGGCGCCAACCCGACGACCCAGGTCGCGATCGCCGACGCGTTGGAGGCCGCCTCCCACCTGTCCGACGGCCAGCTCGTTGAGCTGCGGCACCTCGACGCTTCCCTGGCCGATGCGCTGGAGGCGTGCCGCGCCGACAAAGACCCCAAGAAGCCGTACGGCGACGTCGCTTACGCGGACCCGCGCAACGGGAAGTATCCGATCGACACCGAAGCCCACGCCCGCGCGGACCCGATCCCGTTCAGCGCCCCGGCGCCCGGCGTCGTCCGCGGCGAACCCCCCAACGAAGACGACGAGGAGATCGAACCAGCGGGGACCGAAGCGTGGCCGGGCGAAGACCCGATCACTGTGGGGGTGATTGAGGCTGCCCTGCAGAAGGTTCGGGACGCCGCCGATCCGTCAGGTTTGCGTTCCATCACCGCCCGGTTGGCTGAGTTGGCGGCCGCCCGCGTGTCCTACCCCCCCACACTCGCCCCCTAGACGTATCCTCAACGGTTGAACCCGCGAACCTGGCACAGGCGGCGGCGCCCGGCACGGGCACGACCGGCACGGTCACCAACCCATCCCGTCACGCCCGAAAGAAGACCCCTATGAATAGCGACGCTCCCGGCGCCATCGACCTGCAAGCCTATCTCAACCGGCTCATCGACCAACGCGCCGAACTCGCCGAAAAACGCGACAACCTCGAATCCAAAGCCACCGCGATCCTGATGGTCGCCCAAGACACCCACGGCGACACCCTCTCCGCCGAAGAGGACGCCGAAGTACGCAAACACGTCGAATCCATGCGGACCCTGGGGACCGACATCGAAACCCTCGACGCCCGGATCAAAGACACCGGCGAAGAAGTCAGGCGCACCGGGCAGATCCAGGCGAACCTCGCCCAGGTCCGCAACACCCAGAAAGCGATCGTGTCGGTCCGCGAATCCAACGTGTACACCGCGGAGAACAAGCATCAGCGGTCGTATGTGCGGGATTTGATCCGGTATACGACGAATCAGGATCACGACGGGGAGTCGCGGCGCCGGTTGTTTGATCACGCGCAGGATGTGGCCACCGCCCCGGAATATCAGGAATGGCGCGACATCAGCCGGGTTGACGGTTCCGGTGGGTATGCGGTGCCCCCGGCATGGCTCATGGATCAGTATGTGACGTATGCCCGCCCGGGCCGGGCGTTCGCGAATGTGTGCCAACGGCAACAGTTGCCGGGGGGTACTGATAGCATAAACGTGCCGAAGATGCTTACCGGTACCAGCGTCGCCATCCAGGCCACCGACAACAGCACCGTCTCGGAAACCAACCTGACCGACACGTTCATCAACGCCCCCGTGCGGACGATCTCCGGTCAGCAAGGGCTCGCGATCCAGCTGATTGACCAGTCCCCGATCGCGTTCGATGATGTCGTGTTCCGGGACCTGGTGGCCGCGCACGCCGCGGTACTGGATGGGCAGGTGATCGGCGGATCCGGGTCATCCGGTCAGGTGCTGGGTGTGAATAACACCCCGGGTATTACGTCGATCGCGGCCGCCGGGGTCACGCTGACTCAGGTGTATTCTGCGATCGCCAACGCGATCCAGACGGTACACACCACCAGGTTTTTGCCGCCCGAAGTGGTGGTCATGCACCCGCGGCGGTGGGGTTGGCTGCTCGCCCAGGTCGACACCCAGAACCGTCCGGTGGTGCTGCCCGAAGCCAACAACCCCATGAACGCCGTAGGGATTTTGGAGGCCGTCGACTCCCAGCAGATCGTCGGCCGCCTACAGGGTTTGCCGATAGTTACAGACCCTAACATAGCTACCAACTCCGGCGCGGGAACTGAGGACATCGTCTACGTCATGCGGGCCTCTGACCTCATACTGTGGGAGTCTGGGATAAGGGCCAGGGTCTTACCAGAGACCCGAGCAGCAAATCTCACGGTCCTGCTCCAAGTCTATTCGTACTTAGCGTTCACCGCGGCCCGCTATCCGGCGTCCGTGGTGGAGATCACCGGGCTGACCGCACCCACCTTCTAGGACAGCAAGCGACACGCTCAACCGGTTGGGCATTGCTCACCGGTTGGGCGTTACGCTTCCCACTATGGTTGCTAAAGATTCCCCCGAATCCCCCGAAACCCGTTCCGGTGTGACGAAGCCGCCCGGCGCATTGACTACGCCCTGCACCCTGCTCGCCCTGCATAACTGGCTGCAGTCCGCCCACGCCACCGCCCCGGGTTGGGGTGGCACCGCGCAGGTCACCACGACCGCCACCAGCATCGCGGTCGCCTGATGTCGGCGCCGGCGCCGGGCCGGTTCGGGCGGATGCCGCCGCCGCCGCCCGGCAAGATCTGGGTGCGTAACCCCGATACCGGGTGGGCGTTGTCGATCGTGGCTGGGGTGGAGCGGTTTAAAGCCGTCGGTGAACAGGTGCCCGACCATTTGGTGGAGTTGGCGCGGTCGGTGCCCGGTGAGCTCCCCGATACCGCGACCGTGGCGGTGGATTCTGACTTCGGTGTCCCACTTCCCGCGTTTGCCTCCGCGGAACCGATGGGTGCAGCCGGTTCGTCCGAAGCCGAACCCGATGAGCAGCCGTCGTTGTGGGACACCGAAGCTTCGGAGGGCGTCGACCTCGAGGGGTGGACGGTGACCGAACTCAAGAACGCCCTGGATGACCTCGAGGTCGACTACCCCGCTAATGCCCGCAAAAGTGAGTTGATCGCCCTGCTCGAGGAGGCGGAACAGTGACTGCGCCCAGTCCGGTGTCGTCACCAGCGGCACGGCGTGACCCGTACCCGCCGCTGTGTGACCCCAACGACCCGGACTGGGCGTCATTCCAGGCGCAGGACCCCAACTATTTCCTGTCGGTGGCCGGGGCCCGCATCCGGACGTATTGCGGGTGGCGGATCTATCCGAACGACACCGACACCGTTGATCGGCTGCGGATCGGCACCAACGGCCGCATCATGCTCCCGTCGCTGTATGTCACCGATGTCGCCCAGCTGACCGTGCAGACCGGGGTAAACACCAGCATCACCATCGACCCCGACATGTACGAGTGGTTCGCCAACGGCTGGATCATGCCGCTGGGTTTGACGGGGTGGGGTTGGGGCGGCTATTCCGGCTTCTACTACGGGCCGGACACGCCGGCGTATTTGCCGTGGATGAACTTCGGCTACGCCACCGTCACTTTTACTCACGGCTATCCGGCGGTCCCGGCGGATGTTAAATCGGTGGCCTACGAGTTGGCGGAAGTGGCGGCGGAAATGACCGCCGGTAATGTGTCCGGGATCACCACCCCCGGCTACCAGTTGACCTTGACCCGCAACGCCGGCCTGAACCTGAACTGTGAGCAGATGGACCGGCTGGCCCCCTACCGGCTGCCGGTGGTCGCCTGATGAAGATCCCGGCGCCGTGGCCGGTGCTGCACACCCCCCGCACCGTGGACACCACCACCACCGACGCCCACGGCAACAACCCGATCAAAGACGGCGCCCCCGTCATCCGCTACGTGTATTCGTACCACCAGGCCGGGCGGCTGGGCAGCAGCTCGGAAGTGATTTCGCCGGAGTTCCTTGACCGCATCGAAACCACCCTGGATATGGCGGTCCCCGACCCGCAACACTATTCCGCGTCCGATGGGGTGATCCTGGGCGGCACCGTCGACGAGTCCGGGAACTATGACGGTGGGGTGCAGTATTGGGTGAACGGCGACCCCACCAGCGACTTTCAGGGCCCGTTCAAAAAGCTGTACGCGTGGGCGGGTGGGGTTGTGAAGCTGCGGCGGATCACATGACCGAACCGTTGGCCGGCGGCGGCGCCGATGATCCCGGCACCGATACCGACGCGCCGGCCGGGGCGCACACCTTCCGGGACGGCTCCGAGATGGTCATCGACAAAGCCGCCTTCTCGGCGTTCGCGATCCAAGCCCTGCACGCCCCCGCCGTCATCGCCGCCCTGGCTGACGAGGTGGCGCAGATCGCCGACTACGCCAACAGCATCGCCGTGCAGAAAGGCGCCATCTACGCGGTGACCGAAGTGCAGTCGTGGCCGGACTCCAAACGTGCCCGCGCTAACGTGTGGTCCAGCAATTTCGCGGCCATGATCGACGACGCCCACAATTCGACACTGTTCAAGGCGTTGGCGCATTTCGGTGGGACGGCCACCCAATGACCGCGCCAACCCCGTACGGCATCGTCGGCCCCGACCCCGAATCGTTGGCGCTGGCGTATTTCACCCCGCTGATGTCCCCGGTCCCGGTCACCACCCGGCTGCCGAAACCGGCGGCCCGCGCGGACACCGTCACCCCCTGGCTTCGTTTGGAGGCTGGTGGCGGCTTCATGCGGGACGACGAAATCATGTTCGACCTGTCCCTGATCCTGCACTCCTACGCCCCGCAGAACGAGGAACCGGCTGCCGCGAAAAACCTTCGCACCGCCCTGGGCTACGGGGCCCGCGGCATCTACACGTTCACCGTCACCGACCCCGACGGCGTCGACTGGTGGGTGGCGCATTCCAAAGTGCAGGGCAACCTGTTCAAACAAAACGATCCCCTGGTCAACATGCCCCGCTACAAGGCGATGCTGATGTGGCGGATCCCCGGCCAGGCCCTCGCCGTGTCCTAACCCCCGAAACCCCTTTTGGCGTGCAATGCTAAGCCGTGCAGCATTGCTACATGCTTGAGCAGGAGGAAACCGAATGAGTGCCCCCGTTGTGATCGCCGAAGTCCAGGAAATCGCCGCCCCCTCCCCTAAGGTCACCGGCGGCGTGCGGTTCGCCCCGTTCGGCACCACGATGCCCACCGACTCCACCAGCGCGTTGGATCCCGCGTTCGTCACCCTGGGCCGCGTTGAACAGAACGGTTTGGACCGGGTCGAAGACCGGCCGGAAGGCAAACAGTACGACTGGGGCGGAAACCTGATCGCCATCCTGCAGGATCACTACGGGCTGCAATTGAAATTCAAGCTCCTTCAAATGGTGAACAAAGACGTCCAGAACGCTGTCCACGGATCCTCGAATGTGACCGTAACGCCGCCGACGGCGACCACCGGCACCCTGTATACCAGCCACATCAACGGGAAGTTGCTGGATTCCGGGATTTGGGTCTTCGATGCGTACTACCAGAAGATGTCGGCGCGCCTGGTTGTCGGCTACGGTCGCCCCACCTCGATCGCCGGCCCGAAATGGTCGCACAAAGAATTGGCGACCTTCGACGTCACCCTGGAGGCGTTCCCCGACGACAACAACGATTTCGCGATCGAATACTGGGACGACGGGATCTTCACCTGATGACCGCAGCCCCACCCCGGAAACGGGCGACGGCCCCGAAACCCGCGAGCTTGGCGGCGCCGCAGAAAACCAACGGCCCGGCGAGTAACGGCGCCGCCAACCCTACCCCGCTGCCACCCCCGACAAAAGTGCCCGACATTGAGCACCCGTACGGGGACCGCAAGATTTTCGTGTGGAAGCCCCGCAAAGGCGGCGACCCGATCGTCCTCCCGCACATCTCCACGGTGAAAACCAGCCAAGAATTTTTCTGCCTGATCTATGACCTCAACGAAATGTTCCAGGGCTTCGAATGGCTGATCAAAGCTGAAGTCCCCAAAGCGATCCGGCTGCGGGTCGCCGCCCTCGGCGATGACGATCCCACCGATCAGAACAACATGTATACGGCGTGGTTCAAGCCGATCAACCGCCCGACGGGTGGGGAGCCGCCGGGGGAATCCTGATGCTCACCCAGGCGGTGGGCAGATTCCACCACGCCCTGCAACGGGATCTACTCACGCTGGGTTTCCGGAGCGCGGATATGTTCACCGACCGGCTCACCATCAATGAGCTGATTTCGATTGTGGTGGCCGCCCCGCCCGGGTCCGCGTTGCGGCACGCGTTCGATGACGGCTGGACCCGCACCGACCATGTCCTGGCGAACATGGCCGAAGCCCAGGCCGGTGTCGCCCATCTGACCGGACCCTACGACCGCCCAGGCCTGGGGGATCGGCTGCCCGGCGAGCAGATGTTTCCCGCCGACGTCATGACCTGGGAGGAAATGGACGCGCTCGACGCCGAACGCGAGCAGCGGCCCAAGGGCAAGTCCCATGAGCGGCGGTGGCGATGACCACCCCTGCGGGCGGGAATGAACTTGGGACCGTTTTCATCAACGTCGCCCCGAAGATGTCGGGGCTGGGCAACCAGTTCCTGGCCGCCGGCCGCGAAGGCGCGAAAACGTTTTTGCAGGGCTTCACCGAAGGCATGAAACAAGTTGCGCTGCCGTCGGATGCCTCTGTCCTCGGCGAAGTCATCCAAGGGAAACCCATCGGGACGGCGACGAAAACCGCCTCCCAAAGGGCTGGAACCGAGATCGGGAAAGGCCTGAATACCGGCATCGCCGAAGGCATGAAAACCGCGCCCAGCGGCGGCGGCGGGGTCCTCTCCGATGTCGTCGCCGGGAAACCCGTGTCCTCGGGGACGAAAGCGGCCGCCGAAAACGCCGGGAAAGAGATCGGCGCGAGCATCAACAAGGGGATCACCGCCACCGCGGAACAAACCGGGAATGACGCCGGGGAGAAAATCAGCGGCGGCATCAAAGCTAAGCTGCAGAGTATCGACGGGGCGGCGATCGGCGCCACGATCGGCGGCGCCATCGGCGACGGCCTCAGAGGCAGCAACGTCACCGGCGCCATCGACAGCATCAACACCGGCCTGTCGAAAACCGCGGACATCGCCGCCACCGTCGGCATCGATATGAAAAGCTGGCAGATCCCGCCCGGTGTAGACACCGAGATCAATGACATCAGCAACAAAACCAGCGATGTTGTGACTCATTTGCAGCAGGCGAAAACCGCGGGCGACGAGTTCGGGAAGTCATCCAGCGGCGGCCTGGGCGGGTGGATCGACAAAGGCGCAACCTTTATCGGCTATCTGGAAATCGCGAAAGATTTGTTTACGGACATCGTCCATATCAACGACTGGCTTGACTCGCATATCAGTTGGCTCGACAGGCTGGATAAAGGCGAGCCGATCGGGCGGTGGATGCAGCAGCACGTTTTAGGCCGAACAGGCTGGGGAGAGCCGCCGTCATCGATTTACGCTGCCGCTGGGCCTAACCAAAAGTATTGGTGGCCTAAGGATTCCGGGGGGACGTTCTACAGCCGCCAGCCCGAACCTTATGCAGAGGGGTTCATCGGCCCCATCCCTGCAGGCGCCACCCGCGCCCCGGGCGGGGTGAACCCACCTGGGCTGCCTTCGTATGCGCCGCCTGGAGGTGGTTTCTATAACCAGTGGTA